GGCCGCCACGCTTGATGCTGAAGCAAACGCTTCGGCACCGGATGCTGCTATAGCTCAGGGGTAGAGCACTCCCTTGGTAAGGGAGAGGCCGAGAGTTCAAATCTCTCTAGCAGCACCATTAAACAGCCTGCAAAATAAGGCTTTTGGCGAACTTCCCAATCGACGCAAACAAGAACAAACGCGCACCGTTGCGCACATTTTTGCACAGTGTTTGACACACATGTGGCACAGCCTGTTCTTTAAGTGTTCTGATTTCGCGGGGCGTCATGGAAGACAAGAATCAGCCGATCCCAATTATCGAATTCATCAAAGCGCTTGCCAGATGGCAGGCTGCCACGGATGTGTCCGAGGAAATACGGCTGAGAAACGAAGGGGAGAAACGCGATGAGAAAGACGCTCGCCGCCGCACTGGCCGTGGCGGTTAATCTGTCCAGCACGGTAGACACTTTTGCAGGGCAGGGGGTGTCTTGCGCCTCGCTTATCGTGATCGACGGCGATACCATCAAATGCGACGGCCAGAACATGCGTCTGCTGGGCGGCGGGGTACCGTTCAAGTCTGGCGTGGATGCTCCCGAAATGGGAAGCCGTGCCAAATGCGAGTTTGAACGGGATCTGGCGCTGAAGGCCAAGGCGCGATTGAAAGAACTGCTGCTGTCCGGTGTGCCTCGCATCGAGGACAGCGGCGCAAGGGACAGGACGCAAAGCCGCCGTCCGCTCGTGAACGTCTATCTTCCAGATGGCCGGGAAGCTGGGCAGGTTCTCATGTCTGAAGGACTGGCGCGAGAATGGCGCCTAAAGCACCGCATTGATTGGTGCAATTAATCTGCACCTACGTTATGGGGATCGAGAAACGTCCGTCACTAGCGGATGTTGGCAAGAGCCCGCTGGTAGTACGAGGCTGCCGGCGGGCGTTCTGTGTGATGTTCAAACGTCGTCACGAAGCGATGACGCCACACGACTGTTTAAGACTGCGCGTCAGGCCGCCCTAACAACAGATTGCCGACGCTTCTTGCATTTCCTGAACCAAGTGACGGCAAGAGCTTTCCAGAATTGGATTTTGTGGGTTACGGCCAACAGCTTCGCCTCTTCCTCCGCAGTCGTCAGCAAATCGATGATTGCCTCTGTCAGGTCATCGCCAGTGATTTTTTCACTGTACTCTGGATCTGTAAGAAGTAATTCGGCGGCCTTTATTTGTGGCGCGGTCAGGGGACCTCGGTCGGCATTTGCGACAACCTCTAGTATCTCCCGCGAGACAACTGGCCCGCGTCTTCCAATCATCGCTGCGATTTGTTTGATCGCTATGGTTTGCCGAGAACCAGTCCCCGTGTAGGCGTTGGTCGTTTTCAAAACTTTGACGTTCGCGCGAGCGCAGACAAGTTCGATCGTTTGAGCATCCTCATCACCAGAAGCAATGGCGGCTTGATGAAGCTGTAGGTTTGTCACTCCGAGCCGATCGGTATTTTGCCCAATAAAGGCCTTAGCTTGTTCCACTGTGCTTTCAGCTTCCACAATCATAACCGGAATTGCGTCCAGGTGCGGGTTGGAAGCGGCAGCGATAGCCGTATGCTGTCCGTCAAGGACTTTGAGAATGGTCTTACCTTCCCATTCGGCGTACGCGCAAATAGGGGGCTTGTACTTCGTCCATTCAAAGTTTTCGATTATGCGACGGATCTGCCGCATTCCTTTTTCGCTTACGTTTCTTTGGTAGGTGGGATCGACGTACAAATCGGATGGACGGACCAATTCGAAAATCGGCATACCCGTCGCTGGCACGTTTGCCGTGAGACCGGCAATACTTACGGGCGAAATAACTCTCACATTATCCTGCATCGTGGCTCCTTCTCGCAAAATCGCGGTACGCGTATTTTGTAGGCGACCGCGAGAAGCTCCTTCCAACCCCGCTTACTCTGAGGATTTACGCGCGATTAACATCCACAGTGGTGTGCCCAGCTTCGGGTCAAATAGTGGATAAGTGTAGGTCGGATCATCTCCGACCTAATGCCTCGAACCAGTACGCTCTAACCCGCAAAGTTAAGCACTCCCAACCATCCGATACCGGCCAGAAACGCTGCGCCGAGCGTTTCTTTCGAAACCCAACTATCGTCATCGAGCACTGCGGCTGCGACACACATAACAGTTGCAATGGCCTCGATAATAAACATGGCGCCGTCCAGCAAAGCCCATCCGCCCATCAGATCAAACCATGCGCGACCGAAATACACCGTGAGACCGAGATAAAATGCAGAAGCCAACCAGTACATTGCATACCCCCTTTGTGTTGCGGGGGAGGTAAGTATTGAGGATCCATGAAGATTTCTTGTCTGGAAACCCTAAAATTGGACACGTTGTCATACGTTGGTCTTATTCACGCTACCAACTTTAGGGACGCGTCCGCTCAACAAGCTTGACTCTCTGAGTAGCCAGAACATAATAAGAACACGCACGGCACGGCGGCGTGTGCCTATCGCAAAATTAGGGACAAATTGAACTCTTGAACCGGAGAATGAGAACGTGCGCCCATTACCGCGAGAACCGGAAGCCGACCCAGTTGACCACATCATTGCATGGCATGACGGCGATAGTCGCGCCGCTATTGAGACGCTCATGGAGGACATTCTGCATCTGAGGATGCAACTCGCTCTGGCGACTGCGGCAATGGGGCGAGGCTTTACCAGGGGATGGATGCCGGAGGCGGAGCGGAAATGAAATGCGCCATCGTCGCGGTATCGACCTTACCGGCGCTAGCAACGACAATCTGCCGCCAAAACCAACGGGCATCTTTGTGCCTCAGCGCGACCACTCCGCTACCTTGGCCGATCTTCCGCAATGGTATGTTCTCGGTGCCCAATGCTGGCGGTGCAAGCGGGTCGGCATGCTGGACAGGTGGACGATACAGCGCCGTTACGGCAAGGCCCGGTCGATCATATCGATGGAACCGCTGCTGCGATGTCTCGGATGCCAGAACCGTGAGAAGAACAGCTTTGTCCTCGCAAGGGCAAAAAGAGATTGGCCATGAGAAATGAACGTGGCATTGCTGGGCGCACTATGCGTACAAGGAGCCACTACAGTGATAACCCGCATTTCCCGCCAACGCGGAACAACGGTTGGCCATGGCCCTTCGCCAAATTAAACGAAGCCATCAAGGACGTTCACAAGACAGGCCTCGACGGCTGATTTTTTTGGAACCGTTTTTTTCGTCGCGAGTTTTTACGGCCGGGCGGAACTTCCCCCCTCCGCCCATTGCTCCTAGTGCCCGTTAGTCGGCACGATTAGAACCCTCCCCGCCGGAGGGTTTCTTTTTAGGTGAGCTCGAATAACGCCGAGCGTTCTGCATCTGCACGGGGCATTAAGCTGCGGAACAATACCAAGTGACTGATCGTTGATATCGACATTTTTTGAACGCATGCCGGGAATTTCGCTATGCCACGGTACTATTTCCACGTCCGAGACGCTGAAGGGCTTTCCGTGGATATGGAGGGAGCAATTCTCTCAACTGATGAGCAGGCCAGACAAGAGGCCGTTCAAGCCGCAAGAGAAATGCTCTCTGAAAAAATTCTCAAGGACGAAGTCGTAGATGGCAGCTCGTTTGAAGTTATTCGCGGCGACGGCCATTTGATCGCGAGAATCCCCCTTAAATCTGTTATCCGCTTCAAGTAAATTTTGGCGCGTCATCGCGCTCCACCATAGAGATTTTGCACATAGACTCTTCGCTTATCACATGCTCTCATTTAAGGCGGAGAGGATATAGATCAGGCGGGAGGGCTGAACGTATGCCTAAGGGGCTTATTTCAGAGTTGGAGAAAGCGGCGTCGGACGTGCCGAATCTCACTTCACATCAAGTGAGAACGCTGCTGAATAGAACGATTAATATGGTTCAACGACTTCATGAGGAAGTACCTGGCGAACCAATCAATCGTGATTTGATGAGCTATCTCCGCACGGCATCTATGGAGACCGGCAAGCTCTCCGAAGATGAAAAGGTGCACGTACTGCTTGATGCAGCAGAAGGCATACGAATGCTGTTGTCGAAGCGACCAACGAGCTTAGGCGAGATGAGACGGACGAGTTGAAGAAACTGCATGCGATAAGCTTTTGCATTGACAAGAGAGTGATCTTCTTATGAAGCGCCCACGTCCTCCCCGAGAACGCGCCGCCCGCGCACTGTGCCGACTGAGCGACGTGCCGGAGAACACGGCATTCAACCATCGGCCGATGTGGGAGAGCTTCTTGCCGGAGGTGGACGCAGTGCTTGAGGCAGCTCTGGGCGCAGACGAGCTTGAGCGGATGAAACAGGACGAGGTGACGAAGCAGTGAGCGATAGACAATTCCCGTCCGAAGACGATCTAGTTGAAGCGCTCAATACGCTTTCCCTAAACGCCGGGAGGATAGCGTGCCCGATATGCATGAACCAAACGTGGGAAATTGAGACTGAACCCACAGGGGGGTTACTTTCCATTCTTCCGCTGCCAGGCATCATCGGTTTCAAGCCGTCCAAGTCGACCACCATGTCGCCGCTCATTCCATGCCTGGTTCTCGTATGTGAGAACTGCGGCTTTATTCGAGAGCACAGCGTTCCAATGCTGTTGAGGAAATCGAGGTCCAAACGTGTCTGACGAAGGAATTAAGCCGGGGCATAGTGCGGAAGTCTACGAATTCCCGACGGGTTTGAAATCAGGCGGCGGCGGTGGTACGTTTGACGGCATGGAAGCTCGTGTAAAATCTCTCGAAGACGACATGAAGAAAATCTTGCAGGACACTGCTGAGATCAAGGGCATGTTGCGGTCAGCGCCATCGGCTGTCGAGTTTGGAGAGTTGAAGGGTCGCGTAAATAGCCTGCCAACAATGGCAAAGGCAGGGACGATGCTCGGGATAGCAACCGCCGTCATTGTCGTCCTCAACAATTGGTCGACCATAAAGGCTTGGCTTATCGGTTAATACGAGACCCGCTCCGGCGGGTTTCTTTTTGCGTGCCCTTTTACCAGCCGTTTACATTGCTATGGCACGCTAAACCCAAGCGCGAAATGTATTCAGTACGCGCGGCATTTCCCAACTAGCCCGCCACACTTGGCGGGTTTTGTTGTGCTCTCCAGATGAAATAGGGTGGACCCAAGTCAGCGAAAGCAGGTCGGGCCAGCATGGAACTTAAATTCAATATCAACCTACTGGACGACGGATCTGTCGTTACCAGGGAAGGCGAACTTCTGGGGACCTATAATCTTGATGAAGAAGATCATCCGTGGTTCACGCCTGACGGCGAAACAGTGCCAGCGATTTTTAGTCCATTCATTCCATTGTTCTGCGAACAAATAGAAAACTGGCACAGAGCGAAAAACGCAGAGCAGACTTGAGGCCCTTAACTAAGGCCTCTGCCCCTTCTCCATCCGCTGCAAGATGACCTTGATTTCTCGAAGGTCTCCGGACTGTTGAGATAGCTGGGTCTGGATGTCCTTGACCGTTGATGCGATGCCCGTCGTGGCGTTCTCGTTGGTCGTGAGGCGGAAATTCAGGCTGTCTGTTAGGCTGGTGAGCTTTCGAACGTCAGCCTCGACGCTCTTGAACTTCTCGTCGTTCCTCGCCTCGTTCGCCTTAACGTCCACTAGGCGCTCCTTGTGAAGCTGCTCGTGGTTCGTCCGCCAACCCTGCAAGTCTTCAATGTCACGGCTTTTGTCCACCCAGATTGCAATGCCACCCCCAACCATTCCGACGAGGGTGACAATCTGGATTATCGTATTGAGGTTCCACTCAAGTTTGGGAGCTCGACTTATCTGCATGTTTGTATTCTCCGCCATCCGGTAAGCCTGCCCTTGAGATGCGATTGAAATTCCAAGGCTACCAGCAGCCTTGCTTAGTACCGTGTGAGTTGTGGGAAGCGACCTGATTAGCGAATTGGCGGTCGTCCATCGTGATCTTGAGCGCGGTTTCGACCGTCGGCGTCAGCTTGGACCACCCTGCGCACACATTCGACGCGTTCTTCGTCTGGCAACCCGTAATGAGCGCACAACTCAGCAGCAGCGGAAGAAGTGATTTCCACATTGGTTTCGTTCCTTGATTGGAGAACTTCGACGGTCTTCGTCAGCGTTTCCGTGGCCATCTCGGCGCGCTGGACACGCTTGCCAACGAAGTAGGAGGCGACCGCCACCACAGCCACACAGAGAAGGCCCCCAGCAGCGATTTTGATCCATCCGGGGACGAGCGACCACATCAGGACTTGACCTTCTGCCAGATGCCCCAGAGCGTGAGAGACAGGATCAATACCGCGACGATGACGCGCGCCCACTGCCCGCTCGTCAGTTCATCGCGCTGGCTGGAGACCGCGTCCACCACGTCGGGGATCGCGGGACCGATCGCAGCGCTGGCGCCGGCAAGACCAGTGCCGCCGATAACGGCCACGTCCTTCTTGGGTACGGCGCGAGCAGCTTCGACGGTATTGCTGGAAACGAACTCGCCCTTGGCCCAAAGTCCAGCTTCGGCAGCGCGGCGATTGACAAGCCCCTGCACGCGCTTGCCGCCAGCATTCACCCACTTCATGAGTTCGGCCGGCACGGCGTCGTAGTCGCCGGCGTTCAGCTTTTTCAGTAGCGTGGACTTGTGGAGAGCACCAGTGTTGAAGTCGAAGGAGACGAGAACGGCGAACTGATTGTCGGTCAGCGGAACCTTGACTAAGGAGTTCACGCGGTTTTCGAACTTGCGCAGATCATCCTTCAAGATGTCTTCAGCTTCCTTGTCGCTGATCCGCATGCCTTCGCGGACACGCGGGATGCCGGCCGCCGTGGTGTGGCCATATCCGATAGTCCAAATACCGGCCACGTCTGGATATGCGACGAGCCGTTTGCCTTCCCACTGCATGATGTGTGAAAGCCCCGCCGCGGTGATGCGTCGTGCCATGTTGATGTCCTTTGATTGATGGAAATAAAAAAGGCGCCCCGAAGAGCGCCTTGCGATACGTTGTTTATACGAGCCTAAATTCTTTGGTCATACTCACGCGAAAAAACAATGCTCGAGCGTTTTATAACCATGAGAAGCGTCAAGAAAAAATGAATATAAAAGAATACGACCAAAGCCGATCCATACACCCGCGGCGGCTTCAAAAAAAATAAAACCAAAGTCACAGTAACGGTGATGACTGAAAGCAATATCAAATAAGATATGTTGCTATTCAATTGCTTAAGCAGCAGGTCCCTGTTCGCTTTGAGTTCTTCGAAGTGTTTAATCTTTTTTGCGTCGTCAGGCGGCGTCACCCCCCGCAACGCGACGCCGTACATCGCCACTTGAACGCTAAGAAGAAGAGCGGCAAATATGGAAAACACAGAGATAGAGAGTTCTAAAGCTTTTTCCGGCACCTCTGCTTTGAAGATGACAAACGAGATACCGCACAAAAATGGCGCAAGATAAAAAAGCAAAAAGTCGTCTCGAACTAGACGGTTACCTTGGCTCAGTGTCTCCAAGTGCGCTTTTATAACAGAGGCAACGTTGATCTTCTGCATGGCTCAAGTTTTCACTCCAGCGTAAAAGGTTTCCATGAGGCTGTCTGTCTCTTGCACCAGACTTTGCAATGTTGGGTGACCATTTGCGTCAGTCTGAATACTATCGGTGACATCAATGAGGCCCGCATCGCCGCCGCTACCAAATATCCCAACCACCCGGCGTTTTTTCCCAAATTTGACGTCCGCCCTAACACCTTCATAAGACGCCCCGTCGAATTCTACAAACCCATCACCGTCCTCAGGAAGCATGTCCTTTAAGTCGTTAAATCTAGCCAGCATCGCATTGCGCTTCTTTGCACGAACCGTGATTTCGTAATCTACTTCTTCTAACGACTTGCCGAACCACGACTTTTCAGCGCTATCGGAGAACTGCTTTGGTCGTGTGAACGTCAGCGCCTTTACTGGGGCCTCACCACTGATGGCATTAGCTGGCGCGAGAATCGGGAAACGAAGAGAATAATCTGGAAATTTACTCTTGAAAAACTCGCCCATGGCTTTCTGAACGAAGCTAACACAGGATCTGCCCTGGAAGGATTGAAAGGCCGCGAATGCGCAGTTAGAGCCACTAGGGACCCAAAACTGGAAGTAAAGAGGCACTTCCTCCAGATCATCCGTCTTTCGAAGATATTTCGGTTTTCTCGTCTTGCGGTCTTTTATCTTACTCTCGAAACCGTGCGTTCCATAGCTAATGTAGCCATGGACGGTTCTAATGGATTCTGTTTTGAGCGGCTCGAAGTACCACGTTCTTTGAGCGTCCGTCTCATCGGTAGGTTCTTCTTTTTGTCCAACAAACTCATCTACGAACTCCAGAAGGTCGCATGGGTCTCCACCTGGCCCGATCAAAAGGGGATTGTCGTCTCCCTTCTTCTTTACGGTCATTTTGTAAAATCGAAGTCCAATCGCAAACGCCATCTTATTACCCTTAACCGAGAAACAAGTTGGAAAGCTATTAGAGGTTTAGCGATTCGACAAATACAACCGGCAAACCCTTGAGTTTACTGGATTTACTTAGAGCACCTTTTTCGCCGCTGCACTTCGCGTACTGCCGCCTAACTTCCCCTGATTGTGATTTCAGATAGGTTGCAACTTTTCGGCAGCGACAATAAAAAGTGCCGCCGCGCGTCCCCTGAAACAGGCCGCGGCAGGAGGCCTCGTCGCCATATTGCGTGCGACGGGCCTCTTTTGGTTCCTGCGCCTGATTGTGGGTTATTCGTGCCGGGTTACGGCTCTTCAATTTCAGCGACGCGAAGGCGAAGAGATTGCAGCTCCGCAATTACGTTCGCCATGACTTCGGAGGTGCTGGCTTGCATCGTCTGGTAAATAGGTTCGCCGCCTTCGCCCACGGCGTCTTTATCGCCACTCACGGAGATGCGTGAAACTTCCGCAAATTCATGGGCGATAAAGCCATCTTGCTCAACGCCCCCCATAAAGAACCGACGCGGTCTCAAGGCGTCTATAAATGCACCAGAGTTTTCCACATCTCTGATATCGGTTTTCAGGCGATAGTCCGACGATGTCGCGTAGGTTGTCGCGCTTGCGGTGACGTTGACACTACCGACCAGGGTACCAGACCGATACCATCCCGTCACAACCCCGTCAGCATCGCGGTTTACGCCAAGGGCACCAGAACCAGTATTGCTTAGCCACATTGCGTAGTTCTGGCCAACTGGCGTTGATTGCGACCCGCTACCTGCTGTGAACGCTTGAATAGCACTAGCGCCAACATTGTTGGTAAGTCGGCTTGTAAGCACGTTCAGGAAGGTGTTCCCATAGTGCTGGAAGTTCACTGTATTGGCGTTCAACGTCATTGCAGTCATCATGTCGCGGAAGCCATTCCCGAACACGCGAACCGTAGTGGACGGGTCCCCAACTATTCCAAAGACCTTCACGCCGTTCAAGGTTATAGAGCCGCTCAAACTCTGGTAGTTGCCTCGAACAGAGTTGCCGCAAATGTCGCCGTCTTGCACCTGTTCCAAGATGATGTGCTCCACCGTCGCAACATCAACGCGGCCGACGCGGTAAGAGAACTCATTGTTGGATATCAGGAACTGCCTGGCGTTGTAGAGATAGACCGCATAGTCGAACACCCCGATGTGGTTGCCGTGGATCCGGTACTGATTGATCTTGCGGTATCCGTTATGGAAGTGAATCCCGTGCCAGCAAGCTTGAATGTCATTGCCTGTGAACCAGAAGCCTTCAACGTCGCGAACATACGCGCCCCACTGGGCGCCAAACAATTCGCACCCCTCAACACGGAACGTTGCGGTATTGTAAACCGTCTCGTCATTGTCGAAATAGATGCAAGCCGTCATAGGGAAGGATGCTTCGGTCGAACCTGAAATACTCGTCTGGTTCTGGATAAAACAGTCCTTGATGTAGCCGCAGTGCACAAAATTAAGATAAATTCCCTTGTCGAATTTGCCTCCGTTTGTGGCCCGGATATGCAGCCGCTCCGCGACGAATTTCGTCGTAAAGTATTCGCTGAGGCCGAGACCTTGCCAGCTCACCGAAAGGACTTTCCCTGTTGAAAGGTCGGACTGTACGTCGATAGCAAAGTCTTCGAATACGATCTTTTGCGAATAGCTAGTGGCGGTGACTTCGATACCGCTCGATGCCGACCCGGGTAGAAATCTGATAGTCGATCGGTCTCGACCAAAACCTCGCATGCAAGCACCGCCCGAACGGGTCAGCTTGGCGTCACAGGCATAAGTGCCGATAAGCTTGATGACTTGGCCAAAATCAAGAGAGGCTTGGAGCGCGAGCGTATCTGGAGTGACACCATCCGCCACCGCGCCAAGCATCTGTGGTGCAACTTCCGTTTCGTCCAGTACCCAGTACCCGCCGCTGGTGGCGTCGGTCGATCCATCGGGCATGAACCTGTCGGTTGAGCGGAAATACGAAAGTGCCGGATATCCAGAAAGATCGGCAAAGCTGATGCGGCGATAATTTGCGCCACCGACGAGGGTTGAAGGCACCGCGTAGTTTGGAGCGAAAAATTGCACGAACAAGCGCTTGGTATTCGCATCAATCGTAGAACCTGCAGCTACAGCGCGGCTGGTGTATCGCTGCAGAGAATTATCTGCTTTCTCGCCCTGTTGTTCCGTAGCCGCGCCAATTTCATCAAGAAAAGTTTCGGCGTCCTCTGCCCCGGATACGCCCTGAACGAAATCAGAAACGGCATATGTTGTCGCGTGCCCTTCGTCATCAACGAAGATCGGGACGCGGTTCAGGCCAGATGCGACGGCATCCAAGCCGGCAAGGTTCTCGCCAATGATCACGTCCTGAATATTCGCCACAAGGTTCTGGAACGAAATACTGGAGTAGGCATCATGCTGCTCGTTCCAAGCCCAGAAATAGGTCACCTCTGCACCTTGGACGGACGGTACCTTCATGAGCGAGCCGAAATCGGGCTTTAGAACAAGCTCGAGCCCGTCACGCTCAATCGTCAAGCCGTTGTCGGCAGTGATGCGAGCAGGGAACCGCGGGAGGACGCGCATGCGCAGAGCGGTGACATTCGACATTAGCGAACAACTCCATCAAGAATGGGCTGAATGGCAATAAGCTCTTGTTCCGTTACCCCATCGCGGGTGACGGTAATGCCGACTTCGTAACTGCCGGCACAGATGCGGGAGATATCCGAAACAGGGAAATGCCACTGGATGATGCCTTGGCCAACGTCAACAGCTTTGCCGTTTTCGAAGGTGGCGGTGAGGATAGCTGAGCGGCAGGTATTATCCCGAAGCTCAAGCCTGAACGTGACGCCGGATAAATCCGTGATGATCTCTTCCGTGTCGTCATTGATCAGTTCAAGGGTTCCGATCCAGTCGGCACGGTTCGAGATTGCTGGAAGCGTTCCGTTGTACATCTCAGAGCCTTATGTAAATCGTCATTGCCTTGGATGGCTGTAGGTTGTTGTGGGCCGCTCCGCCGCCTGTGGCATTAAGCGTCAGATCGACGTACGCTTCCTGCGTGAACAGCCCGCTTGGATCAGTCCCGCCCTGCGCGAATGCGCCGAAGTTGCCCGGAGTAAGGGGAAAACCCTGCATGTTGTTACCCATGTTGTGGCGATGTGGCCGCTGGGTTAGCTCGTGTCCGTGGCGCGGCATCTGCTCAATGGTCAACGTGTGGGTTGCGGCACCACCAGACCAGCCTAGCACCGTCGCGCTGGCTATCTTGCCAGCGGCAATGTTCCCCATGGTATCCATGCCTACGAGGGCAGAACCGCGCCAGTCCGGTAGCGAAAGAGGTTTATTCGAGCTCCAGTCAGCCGATGCGCTCGGTCCTCTGCCGCCTGCAATAACCAAACTCGGATCGGCATTCCAAAGGTGCTCAAACAGTGCCTGGCAGTCAGAGTTTGCCCTCTCGGAAGCCCCTGATGTGGTAGAACCGATAGTGCGGCCATTGCAGCGAACAAACCCGGTTCTCAGGCCTTCGCCGTACCTCGCCAGCATGTCTCCTGTGGAGTAGACCGAATCCGGGTCGATAGGAGAGGGTGCGCCGCCGCCACCGCCTGACGGGCCAATGATGGGAATACCGTCAGCATCGACAACCAAGACTCCCTGCGCCGTGGTAATTCGAACACGGAAGAATTCATCCGCTTCATCGAAGTAGACCGGCGGCCAGAAGCCATTGCCGTCGGTTGTCAACGGGTTCGGATGCGCATTGATGCTCCCGAGGTCAAACGACTTGTAGACCGTGATCGGCGTAGTCGTGCCGCCCAGATAAAAATAGGCGCGCGCACCAATATGTGGCCGGCCATTCGGATCGTGAATTTGCGTGTTGGACTGGTACCAGAAACCCGCCATGTCAGCACCTCACCAGACGGCCACGATGCCGGTTGCGGTCGTTCCTGTGGCCTTGATCTTCGTCGGAGCCAAAGGATAGGGAATGCCTGCCAGCATTGTGAACGGCACTTCCTGCCCATTACCGGACATGACCATGACGACGACGCCGTCAGCGCCGACCATTACTGCGCGCGGCACAGTTGCGAGGTCGTTTGCATCGCTCGGCGTAACCGCAATTGCATACCGCGCTGGGCCAACCTCAGTGATGTCTTTGAGATAAGGATCTGCTGCAGCCATTGAGGCCTCCATAGAAAAAGGCGCCTCAAGCGAGACGCCTTCACTTCAATGTGTGGTTGATGCATAATCCGCCCGGCTCTGGGGGATATTTATGAAACTCAAATTACTAAGGTTGGCGCTGGTCGCTGCTGCGGCATCATTGTCACCTTTCGCAATTCAGGCCCAAAATGTCCCTCTCCTCCTGTTTGACGGAGAAAAGGGCCAAGTGTTCGCCGGATGCCTGAACTGCAACAAATTTGACGACGCTGCGGTCTGTAACAAATTCGGCAAATACGGATCAAAGTTTGAAGACCTAAGTATCTGGAACCAGTTTGGTGTGTTCGGGTCTAAATTCGAGACAAACAGCCCTTGGAATAGCTTCGGTGAAGGCCTGAGAATTGTGGACCAGAACGGAAACTATTACGGTCGCTTCACTCTTGGTTTGACCGATCGATCCGCTGTCCCGCTGGTGTCGTCTATCCTGTCTGCCTATAAAGCGATGGGAGACCTGGACGCCCTTCGTGACCTCTTGTGTGAACAATAACGAATCTTTTGCCAGTCGACACCAATTAGAAACAGGGCATAATCGCCGTATGCAAATCGACCACGACCGCAACGAACCGAAGATCGACAGAACACCTGGCCCTTGGCGCTGGGTATTCCCTGTGCTTCTCGTTATGGTCGTGATCAACGCCATTACCGGAACAATCAGTTGGCCGTCTTTCCTTGGCGGTCTGGCCGTCGGTGGCGTTTTGGCCGCCTGGGCGATCGAGGTAACCGGGAACAAGGTTCCCGATTCTTGGCGTCGTAAATCACCGAACCGGGACAGGCACATTTAACTCAAGCGGCGCGCGCTTGGCGCCACCGCTAGGAAGACGCCCCGTCCCAGCCGTCGACAACGTGTTCAAGATGGCGGTTGCCATCCCTCTCTTCGTCGCATCATCCATTTTCGTGCTTGCCGCCACCGTCAGGAGACGGCGCGCTTGCTCTGGGTCAGTCGTCATCAACGATCGGCCAACCTTTTCGATGACACGAGGCGGTAGGCCTTTCCCTTCGTTCAACGCTCTCGTTACAGCACCGATCGCCGCCGCCTTCCATCCGCCGCTAAACAGGTTCGTCAACACGGCAGGGTCGAAGTTGGCGATATCGTCCATGTCAGCCAGATTGTCAGCAGTTCTTGAACCGCCCGTTGCCTGATTGAGCGTTTCGAACATCCGCTGTTCACGTCCGATCCTGCGGCCGAGCTGGTCAGCCTGATCAGGAGAGGCAATGGCCTGAAACTCTTCCCGGTTCTTTGGAGTGTTGAGAGACCGGGCCTTGTTTGTCGTTGGACTGCCGGCGGCACTTTCAACACGGGCAATGAGCGGATCAGCATAACCGGCTCTGAACGCGGCCTGTTCATCAGGCGTCATCTGCGAAAACCGCTCAATGGTATCCGCCGCGCGTTGACGGCCTGATGTGGCGGCACTTCCTTCGGCTACAGCGTCAATCACGCCGCTGCGCGTCCGGAAGGTATCATTGGCAGTCCTGAAAGCCGGAGATGCATCCTCAAGTGCAGTATCGACCAGACGTTTCACCTGATTCAGAGCGAACGCGCGGTTTCCGGCTCCCTGCGCATCCGAGCGAGCAATCAAGTCGTCCAGATCGAGCTTCGCGCGGAACAGCGTGTTGAAGTCCGTCACCTGGCTGTTGCCGTCGGAAAGCATCGATCGAACGCGAGTGAGTGCGCCCTCAATGCTGTCGTTGGCGATCCGGTCGCGTGGGCTGACGATCTGGTTAACGCCCGGACGAATGGTTTCATCAATATGCTCAAGGATAGGCGTGACGTTGACCGCCCCCGCTTCTTTCCGTGCGGTGCTGTAAAGCGCATTGGCCTCTGCATCCCGAGCGGTGGTCAGGGAGGCCGCGCGCTGAGCGGCTGTGTCGGTCGCGTCAAAGCCTTCAGCAATCGCATTGGCAAGCCTGTCGCCCTGACCTGCTTGACGGGTCAGGAGCTGCCCGACAACCTCCTGGCGGGCATCGTTGGGCGTTCTGGCCACGGCGGAGAGCATGCGCTGCCCGCTGTGACCGAGGGCGTCAACAAGGGCGTATTCGCCCTGACCGTCATCGGCCGCCAGACGCATGATGCTTTCGATCTCTTCTGGCGATTTTCCAGAGCGCTGCAATGCTGTTCCAATTGCCCGGTTAGCGGAAGCGTCGGGTCGAAGGCGCGACGTGATGGGTGATGCGAGCGAACGAAGGAACGATCCGCCCCCCGCAATGGCGTATGGAGCGGCCGCGCCAAGTCCTGCACCAGTGAAGGATCCGACACCCGACCTTGCCAAACGGTTCAGAAAACCTTCTTCGCCACTGCCAAATCCCTGTGCGCCGCCAAGAACGGCACCTTCACCCGCGCCAGCCGCAGCAACACGCCCCAAGCTCGCCCCGCGCTCAACCGCATTGGCGGTAGCCGACAATCCGCCCTTCGCAAGACCAACACCGCCCGTAACGCCGCCGCCGATCTGACCGGCGAGACGATAACCGAAGCGATCCTTGCTATCGGCCGCATCCGTTGCTCGCTGCGCGTCAAGATTGGCATTGTACCGTTCCGACAGGCTGCCTCCGTCCTTGCCGGTACCGAATACCGGATTGAACAGCGCATCACCAGCCGCAGCGGCTTCATCGGCAAGACCGAAGGACAACGTGTCGGCGGCACCGCGAACGAAGCTGTCGACCTTGCCCATAAAGCTGTCGCGTGGATCTTCAGGCTTTTCCACCGTGGCCTTAACTGTCGGCGGGGCAGGTTGCGCCGGCTGGGCTTGATCGGCCTGCGGAGAAGATGCGTCAAGTGTCTTGGCAATCTCTTCCACCGTCGCGCTCTGCTGTTCCGGCGACAGGTTTTTGAAGCTGTCATCGACCGTCACGCGCCGGCCGCCGATGTTGAGAACCGTCATTCCTCAATGCTCCATTTTACACCAGACGAAGTTTGACTACCCGCCGTTGCGGTCGATCCCTTTGCCTTGGCACGAGCGTTGGCGATGCCGCGCGTCACGACACCACGAAGCTCTGTGAGCGCGGCCTGATAGTCTTCCACGCTTTGGGCTGTATTGAGCCGCGCCATCGCTTCGGTTGCCTTTTGGCCTTCGATTTCGGTGATTGCGCCACCGCCTTTAAGGGCATTGAACGCCTGCAGGAACGTCTGGCCGTTGATCTGATCCATTTTCGACTGAACGCGCGCCGCGTCAGAAGTCAGATTCGGCGTGCGGGAATTGATCGGGCCAAGCATGCTCGGCAGGTATGCGTCGTTGGCCAGACTGTCGATCGTCGCCAGCATCTGGTCAGACGCGGACTGGATGGCAGGAAGAGCGGCCTTCGCCTCCGAACGGGCCTTGCCGTCTGCGGTCTGTTCGGCTGCACCGGCCACGTCCTTGTCGCGTGTGTCGATCACTTGGCCGGTTCGGCTGTTGCGAGTGACAACGGTTGTCCCAAGGTCGTTGCTCGAAATGCCGGGAGTGAGCTTAATGCCATCTGGGACTTCTACTCGGCGCACGCCGCCGCCCTTTAACGGCTGGAACGCGACGGTGTTGCCGTCAGCATCCTCACCGTAGACCAGATTTAGACCTGCTTCGCTTCCGCCTAAACCTTCGGTCTTCGGATCTTTCGGGAACCGTCCAACCGCCTCGATAGCACCGCTTTGCTGATTGGCGCGCGCCAGCGTTCCATCAGGAAGCGTGACAAACTGCCAAGGCTCGCTTGCCTTCTGGCCTTCAACATTGGCAGCCCAGAGCTTTAGACCAACATCGCGGAGATTGCGGTCGCGGAGCATGTACTGGATCAGGTTCGGGTCAACGCTGCCACGCTGCACAGGCGTGATACCCTGAGTAATCATGCCCGTGCGGGGTGTCTGCGCATTCACCGCTTGTGCCTGAGCCTGAGGCTGTGGCTGCGGCGCAGTTGCCGACGCCATGGTATAGGGCGCAGCGTCAGCACGCGGCTCAACCTTCACCATCGGGTCAATGTAGTCAGACGCGGGAGCAGCAGTCTCTATAGCCTGAGCGGCCGGCGCAGCAGTAGAAGCCATACCCGCCGATGGATCGAGGCTTGCCACTTCCGTTGGCGCACCCTGAAACCGGGATACGTAAGACGAGGCAAGCCCCATCCGTCGCGCGGTCTCGCCACCTGGCTGATCGTAACCGGCGAATTTCCACGCGTTGTTCATGAGCCGCTGTGCCTCTTCAGGGCTTTGTGCCGAGTTGAGCGACTGGATAAGCTTCGGGTCTTCCTGAACGAAAAACGCGGCCTGTGTTGCAGGAGAGATATTCCCCGGCTCTTCGCCGCGCTGCCGGGCGAAATTATACAGATTGTTCAGTCGCTCATTGCGCCAGGACAAGACGCCGCCGGCCGTGCCCGCCTGCCCGCTCTGGCTGGGATCAGACCACGACCGATTTGCATTTTGGGGAGACCATCCGCTTTCAGCCTGTCCAGTCGCCGCGACCGCAGCAAGACCATAAGGGTTCGTAAGACCGGCAGACTTCACGCCGCCGATGAAATCGTCATAGACGTTACCCGATCCGGACGCCGCAACCTTCGGGGACGTTGCAGCAATCTCTCTGGCCGCGCCGGGGAGAGGCATAGGCGCGGTTCCGTTGACGTTGCCAAGCAGACCAGAGAGAAAGCCGACAGCGGGCTGCTGTGCGGGCGTGGCGCCCTGAATGCGATCTGCAAGCCCGTTGAAAGACGCGTCGGCGCGGCGCTGATCGCCGTAACCCTGAAGTGCCTTGCCAAGACTTGCCATCCAAGACGAACCGTCGCCCTGCGGAATGGAAACGCCGGGGACAAGAAGACTTGCGATTTGGGCCATTAGAACAGTCCTTTGATACCGGTACCGAGGCTGACGAGGTTTGTAAGGAACCCGCCTTTCGCCGCGGCGTTCGCTTCCTTGCCCTGAGCCCATTGATTGTTGACACCAAGGAGGCCCTGCGTGACTGAACTTTCCAATCCAAGGCGGTCTCCCGCAGTATTCTGGTAGAGGCTTGAAAGCCCTCCCAAGGCACTCCCTTGCCCACCTGCCGCAGAAAGGCCTTGCGACGATGCGCCCGATAGCCGATCAAGCCACGACCCGTATTCCTGATTGGCCATGCCTTGGCCATAGTCGGTGAGGGCAGTCAGTGTGTTGCCGCTGTTTAGCATGCCGGCGGAGCTGGCTCCTCTAAGGGCTGCCTGTGTCCCCTGATCAAGCGCGAACTGATAACCGGGGCCTGTCTGGAAAGCACTCGTTGCCGCGGCATTTCCATCCGATCCATTCAGGCCCAGAGCATTGCCGTACATCGACGTTGCGGCGTTGCCGGTATCAATATACGGCTGATAGTTCGAAACTGCCTGATTGAGCGCGCTCTCGGACTTCTGTTCCCCGGTGTCGATAATCGAGTTACCAGTGTTCTGCAGGTTGGTAATAAGGGTTTTGTTCTGGTTGGCGGCCCCCATCGTTGCCTTGCCTTTGTCCAGTCCAAACAAGCTGCTGAGAAAACCCATTACAAACCTCCTGCGGCGACGCGCTCTTCGACTTCGCGCAGGTGGCGGTCGAGTTCTTTCAGATAAAGGTACCAATCCTTGTTCATCCGCCCGTTTGCCTCAACCAAGGGCTGGTTCGGCGGTGGAAGCGGGACGAGGGGCTTTAATGTTGACGCCATCAGCGTGACCTCGCTTCACCGTCCATGGCGCCGCCGAGCAATCCGACATAGACAGGATCTGAAACCTCGAATCTCCATACCCTTCCATAGCGGGACGCACCGCCAGTTCTATTGATGGTTACTGGTGTTGCGTGCTGCGCCTGCCTGCCAAGAGGGCGATGCAATGGTTTACCAAACGAGTTTCCGCCGTCGTCGGACCATGAGATTTTACAGACCGGGTCCGTGTCGATCGGCTCGTCGCCTGTCACGAGGCCCTGACCGACGATGACATCGAAGTCTGCGCGAGGAATGGCCGCTCTGTTCGGAAAACCACTGACAGGCAGGGAAGTAGCCGTCATCACAAGATGGTCGCTACCTTCCCGCTGATAGTCAGGGTCAAGAAACCAGACATCACCCGTTTCTCGGTCACCAATCACCCATCTGCCGAATGCCTGCGTCGAGCAGACACCGCGCCAACGATTCGACAGATAGCTTTCCCGCTCATGCCAGAACCCGGTACCAACCTCATAGGTCCATGAGAAATCAGGACCGGTTACCGTGGCCCAGAAATGGCCGCTGGCAATGCCGACAGTTACATCGATGTTCGATTTGTCAGCCACCTTCTCAATAAGCCGGTCAAGATCAGGCGTTGAAATGCGCTGTGTCTGATAGCCTCCGTCGATCCGGTACACGGCATTGTCATCACCGACGAAGATCAGCGCCGGAAAGCCGTATTCGTTTCCAGCAATTGCAAAGGTACCAGCAATGCCGCGAGAGATGACAGAAGCTCGCGAGAACGGCGAACCAGTGGCGTTACCCGCGTTCTGCCAAACCTCGATCGAGGACGGCCCACATAGGTAAAGCAGCTCACCAAAGGCAACCGCGCGATAGATGCCGCCGGGATGGCTTTCCGCCTTTCCGAAATCAAGTGCACTCACAGTCTTGTCGTTGATAGCAGAGACGAAGAACCGGCCGTCACGAATTGCCCAGATGAAATAGCCGTCCATAAAGTCGATAGACAGCGCTTGGGGCAAATCGCCATCGTTGATGCTGACCGGGGCACCAGTACTGCTAACGATGAATGTATCATCCTCTGTCGTCACCAGAATATCAGGGATTGGGGCCTTGTTGTTGCGGGCAAATGTCACCCGGCCAGCGCTTGGCAGGCTGCCGAGATCGGAAAACACGTAATTCGTGCCATCGAACGTGACCGTCATCAATCGGTCCACAAGGGCAACGTAAAGGATTCCGTTGTGATAATGAAACCCACGGCATCCGGCGTATAATTCCGTGCTGGCCGCCCGACGAAGACCGGGGGAGCGACGGCGGACGAACTGCTTGCGTGCCCCATTATCCAGCGCTTCGGCGTAGCAGTTGATCAGCCGACCCGATCCCTCACCCGGACGCGCACCCGGAGCAGTGGACGTCGGAAAAACGATATCGACCATTAGAAATACTCGCTCGGGGTGACGTCATCCGGAACCAGCGTTGCCGCGGTAATCTGACGTATGGACAACTCGGCTTCAGCACGCGATGCGGGGTTTCGCGCCACGCCGAACCGCGGTGAGCACTCGTCGGCAATGATGGTGGCCAGAGGCCCGACAAGCTCGTCTTCGAACTTGTCCTTCTCCGTCGTGAGGATGCCTTTACGGCTTAGTGCGCTCAGCTGCCCGTCGATGTACTTGTCAACGACATCAATGTCTTCCGGTGCAGGAGCCTGTCCGGCGCCGCCATCGGCTTGGAGAAGCTCGAGGACCGCAACAATCAAATCATGTCTTGTCTTCATCGATCGCTACCACCGTAAGCTCACGCGTCGCTGAATGCTCGCCCTGCGGCTTGTCAACAAAGCTGTCTGTGAATTCGAAATGATGGCCTTCGGGAAGGCGCATCATCTGTTGCCTTTGCCATGCGTTGAGGGCTGGCTTTGCCAGTTCCAGTTCCAGTTCCAGGCCCTGGTCTTCGGTGACGTATCCACCGCGCACCGTAATGGCGGCAGAGATCACTTCACCGGGGCTGAGGACGGCGATTTCCTGTTCTTCGGCCATCGCCGTCACTCCTGTTTTTTAGGCGGCCACGTATTCGGCCTTGTCCTCGTCGGACATGCCATTAAAGGCTTCAGCATCGGCCTTCGTCAGGCCTTTCTTCAGCTCATCGTCGCCGCGTTTGATAGAATACCGACCGCCGGCGATGTGGACCGCCTTCAGCGAGGTGTTGTCATCGTCAGCTGTCTTCGTGTCCGACTTTTCAGCCTTGGTGGCGACTTCGAAGAACGGGTTGCCGTTGAACCTGCCGATATCGGCGTCCTTCACCTCAACGGACTTGCCGTCCTTGAAGGTGTAGCCGAAGGCTTTCACCTCGTCGGCGCCACTGTCGCCGGCAACGTATTTCACCTTGCTCATGCGCCCTGGCTCCTGTTGTTGTAATGCGCCCAGTTCCGCGGATTGATGAATTCAACGACGAATTCAACAACGCCGGTCGTGGCCGCTGTGCCGGTCTGGGTGAACTTGGCAAAGAACGTGGTGTCGTTTGCCAGTTCAACGCCGAGTTCGGCGCCAGTGCCTGCCTTGAAGCCGGTCGTGCCGGCCGCTGCGTTCGTAGAGGTGACCAGACCGTCATCATCAACAGTAGAGCCTAGAACAAGAACGTTCGTGGTGCCTGCATTGAAGGCGGTTTCGATGCGGGCATAAGCGCGCAGCGGGATGCATCCCTTTTCCAGCGTGACGACGGGAACGCCCGTTGCCATGTTCTTCTGGTCGAAGGTTACACGACGGCGCCATGCGCCGACGCCAACATCTTCAGGATGCTTGATCGGGTTTGTCCAAATCGGATTAGCCATTGCTCTGATCCTTTCCTGATCAATCGCCGGTCGCGGCGAAGTAGCCGGTTACGAGACCGCGCTGCTTGCCAACCACGTTCGTGAGGGTGCCGTCGGTAAGCTCGACGGTACGGCCGGCGTCACCGATAGTGTAACCGAGCTTCTTCATGCCCCACTTGCCGAACATGCCGAGGCCGGTAACCTGGCCGTAATCGTCCTTCTGCTCACGGGAGTTGTATCGGGACTTGATGCCCCATCCGAGCGCTTCCTGACCGAGCATGAGTGCGGGACCGAGGTTTGCACCCGCATTGCCGACGCCGGCGAGAATGGGCGCGTCATCGACTTCGTGAACGACAACACCGTCCCATTCACGGTCGCCGCCGAGGAACATGCCTTCGGATCGACGGGCAACCGACTGCTGGCGCTCACTCTCGTTCATGGAGGCGACGAAATCGCGCATCATGAGGGAGTTGACGAAGCAGATGTAGAAGCGGCGGTTTTCGCTCTCGCTGATGCTGGTCGGCGTGATGCGCGGACGAGCCGAAAGTGCAACACGCTTCATCAGCGACACAGATTCCTTGGTGAACTTGCCGGTGGATGCTGACACGTTAGCAAGAGATGCGGCATGGTTGGCGGCCACGTAGTTGGACAGCGAATTGCCGTACAGCACGCGGTCCTTGTTGTTGGTGTGCCAGGTGTTCTTGTCGGCGGCCGAAGCTTCCGAATAAGCAACATCTAGGTTTTGGCCAACATCCTGCAGGCGGTCGATGACTTCGAACTTGATGTCTTCGTCAGCCCATGTCTTCAGGGCACCTTTCGACGCCTTGCGAAGATCGATCGCCGCAAGGTCAACATCCAGCTCGTGGAGCGAAATGCCCTTCTTACGAAGATCCCAGTTCACCTTGTCGCCGTATTCGCCAAGCTTGTCTTCATGGCCTCGCAACGGCTGGCGGCCCTTGATCGAGCCCTTCTGCAAGCTGGTGATAAACTCGAAAGTGATGCCGTTGCCCTGCTTGGAAGCAAAGTCTTCCTTCATCACGATCGGGTTGGTGGAGCCGGTCCCGGCGTAAGCCGCGAACGGGTTCGTCTGATAGAATTCGACACTGAACTGATCGTCCCAGATTGTCGGGATCAGACCTTCAGTAGCGCGGGTTTCTGCCATTGCAGTCTACCTTCTGATTTGAAGCGTCAGCGCTTCATGATGTCGGTGAGCGAGCGTGGGCCGCCGTATTCCGGGCCTCCTCTTGGTCCACCCGAAGGCGCACCTGAAAAGTCGGTCGGAAGTGGCGCGGCCTGTGCCGCCGGTTGCTGGGTCTGTTGGGACTGTGCCTGTGGCTGCTGCTGACCGCCCTGCATTGCGGCAAGCCGTTTCTGAAACCATGCTTCCGGGTCATCACCGACTTCGGCAAATGCCGTATGTCGTTTGTGCCACGTCATAAGCACCTCAAAAGGATGCTTCGACTGGATCATTTCAGCGATAACCCGTTGGCCTTCCGGCGTGGTCGCGGCCTGTTCGATTGCTTCTTTCGCAGCGTCCACCTTCTCCTGGCCATGCGATTGCACGGCCATGTTTTCAGAGACGAATTCCTTCATATCCAGAATAGCCGTCTGAACCGGTGTAAGCTGCTCCTGCATGTAACCGTCAGGATTGTCGAACAATGTCGGTTTTGGCTGCTGCTGTGCTGGCTGCTGAGGCTGGGAAAGACTGGCGATGCGCTCTTCCAGTTCCTTCAGCTTCTTTTCATAGCGCTCTTCGGTTTCCTTGCGCTTGCCGCGCTCGGCGTCGAGTGCCTGAATTGGAACGTGTCCCGGTTGCTGGGTGGCGGCGTTTTCAGCCTGACCCGGCGCTGAGGCTTGTTCCTTGCCAGCGAAACGGCCTTGACCGTCTCTCTGCTGCCCTTGTTCCGTCGTCTGTCCCGAAGGAGCGGTGGCGGCGGTCGTTGCAGCATTTGCAGTATCGGTTTCAGTCGAGTTTTCCGAAGACGCAGAAGCGCCCCGGCCCGACATGATGTCGTCCAGCGATTGCTCAGTCACAGTGTTTTCCTCGTTCGTGAAGATTACGTTTGCCCGATAAACCCGGCACCGGTTCGTTGCCCGTTCAGGTCGGCACCACCACGCAGATTAACGGCCTGCGACCGGCTGCCCGTTCACCCCGGCACCGGGTAGGATCGACCATGGAACCGGGCCAAGCCCTGCCAAGGTCGTTTCAAGGCGGGTCTGATCAGTTTCCGCCATGATCTTTTGCGTGCTGGCTTCCGTGTTCCGGATGTCAGCACCTGCTTTTGCGTATTCGATCTCGGATGCACCAGAGCCCCCGTCAGAGGGCATCATGGTTTGGCGAGCATCTGCCATCGCTTTTTCTGCTTGCGCGTTTCGCAGGTTCGCTGTGGCCTGCTGCGCGGCCACTTCCGCCTGTGCCCCGGCGATTGCCATAGGGTTCGGTGGCTGTTGTTCAGCATCGCCAATCGCCTTGAGCAATTCGCCCTTGGAACGAAGGTTCGGCGCTGCTGCGATGACCGCCTTGAACGGAATTTCACCCTTGGTGTCCATCCGCTTCAGGTCAACGATCAGGCTGAACTGCTCATCCATCAGCGCACCGACGGCCGGCGCATCATCAAGGATGATATCAATGTCGATTTCAGCGAGCTTGCCCTGCATCATTGAGACGTTTGCACCTTCAGGAACTGCTCCAGGAGGCATAGACATCGGGTTGGTATTCAGGCCCACCCACCGAAGATTGCGCATGTCGTCGGTTACGCGTATCCAGCGCTCGCCCGTCCAGAACTGACGAATGCGGTTCCACATCTTGCGGTACGCGTCCATGTCCATCTGACGCAGCGCATCGGTAAGCAAGCCCATCTGGGTCTGGCCGCCTTGCTGTTGAGCGATGATGGCACGGCCCGACTGTTGACCAGCCTGCTTGCCCTGCATCGCTGCATTCGGCCCCATTACCTCGAAGACCGCCATGGCCTGCTCAAGCAATTGCATGTGGCCTTGGGACTGGTCGTTCGTCGGAATGATACCGAAATCTTCTCCGAACTTTGCCGGCCCGGTCAGCGTGATGTGTCCGTCAGCCTTCTGAAGCTGCTTCTTGTTTTCCTTCACATTCGAGTTGTAAGCGTCGTTGCCGAACGTCTGGCGCGACGTATCCAAGTGCAGCTTCTTCGACCGGCGCTTGTTGATTTCGTCCTGCGGGTCAACCAAATCCCGGATTGGACCATAGCGGCCATTGTCACGGTCGGTGTAGGACGAACGCCAGGCATACGGATGCTCGCGCTCTCCGTTCTCATCCAGCCACGGCGAAGGTCCGTCGCGAAGAATGCCGCCCTTGGTGAACTCGGCATAGCTCCATTGACCATCCTGACCGATGAAATACATCTGGATGACGCGGATGCGCTTGCGGCGCGCGCTGTGCACCCATGAGAACTTCGGCTTGTCGTCAAAGGTCTCGCCCGTAGTGGCGATCGATACCGTTTCATCGAAAACAGCCGCTGCGCCTTCACCATACCGTCGCACGGCCTCTTCCCGGTCCATCCAGATGATGAGCCCAAGATAGGTTGCATCAGAGAAGTCATCTTCCGAACTGTGCGGGTCCCAGAACATACGATCCCACGCGCAGCGCGTGAGCTTCACATCGTAGTCTGGTTCCGTCATCGTCGTGGACGACAACAGCGAAGAGCGCTTCATGCGAACCGTGATCTCGACACCGCCCCAGCCTGCCTTGAGCATGTCGCCCCAGACCAGAGACTTGATGTCAGAATAGCCCTGATCATCGCAGACATAGCGCAGTGAGTCCGTCACCGCCTGCGAATCCTGCTCATGCATAGGCGTGCGAGGCAATGCTCGCGGCTGAGTGCGCTGCTGCCGCTCCAGACCCTGAAGATAGTCGATCTTGTTGCGGATCAGGTTGAACGACACCACCGGCTGGCCACGCTTGCGCAGGATTTCGGCTTCGCGCTCGGTCCACTGGCGATTGTTGTAGTAGTCGAGGTACTTTTCAGCGCCCTTTCTCGACTTGTCAGACCCGTCTTCGGCGTCGGTGAACATGTCGATGAGCCATCCATGAAACTGAATGTCTTCCATCAGGCTACTTTCCAATCTGGGGAATCGTCATCGTCTTCCGGCTCTTTGAACCAGTCGCGCTGCGCATTGTCGTTTTTCTTGGTGTCCTTGATGACCACATACGGACGCGACATGCAGGCATAGCGCGCCTCGTCGGCAATGTGGTCTTCACTGGTCGTGTCCAGGTCTTCGGGCCTGTTAGGGTCGTGCTGGAGCAACGGCACGGTTCGGATGAAGTCCTTGCACGTCGAGAACACGTAGAGCCCCGGCCTATCGCCGTCGCCTTTCATGCGCCCACGCATCTGGTCCCAGCCACCCATCGCGCCATGTGCTGCAATGCGCTTGTTGTCAGCCGGTCTGAAAACCACCTTGAAATCAGTGGCGCGGGACAGGCGTTCATAGATCGACGGGCCGCCATCTTCACTGAAAACAGCGGGGTCGAGCACGCCGTATGAGATGGCCTCCGTTGGAGGCTTGATCATCTTTTGGCCGTCGCTGAATTCCGCGCCTTCTCTAGTGGCTATACCAATGCCGACTTCTTCAGCCGTCAGCTTGAGGCCAACGTTCGCTTCACCTTCCTTGCAACCGTACCATTCCCGGTAACGAACGATCGAGCCGCGCGGTATCAACCCGCTTTCCGCCTGATAGTCGTCGCCGGCGATGGCCCACCAGCCGACAGAAAACGGTTTTGCCGAGCCCCAGTCCATGGAGCGAAACCGCGTCCAGTCCTTCGGCACAGCAAATGGCCGAACAATGTGCTTCGAGCTATTCCAGCAATCGAAGAACGCGCCTTCCACTGCATTCCAGTCGCCAGACAGCCACGCTTTAACAAGCTGCTCCGAGCCAACCAGATACAGGTTGTTGATGTATTCTGGGTCGTTCTCCAGCAGCAGCTTGTTATCCTGCACCCGGGATGGGATGTAGACATAGCGGTGCGTTTTCCCATTGGGCAGCAGCCGGGACAGCGGGACCATTCCCTGCGGCGCCTGATCAATATAGCGCTGCTTGATCCAGTGCTGTCCAGCGCCGCCGGGGTTGCCCGTCAGGATCAACTGCGTAGGAACGCCCCTTGCCGATCGAAGAACGCCAAACAGACGGTCAATCGGCTTACTGTCTGGATACAGGCCCGCTTCTTCAATGCAGGCGTCAGAGACGTTCTGTCCCTGATACTTGTCCGCATCCTGCACTCGCTCGAGTGGGCGAAATCGAAGCCGGCCGCCACCCGGGAAAGTCCATGTCTTCTTTTGGTCATTCCAGCCCGCGCCGATCTTGCCGTAAATCTCCTTGCTGCGGTCAATAGCGTCATCGAGCATCGGCAATTCGCGCCGGCAGAACAGAGCATTGAATGCGGAACCGTACATGGCTGCCTTAATGGCATACTTGCCCAGAACGCCGTCAGTCTTGCCACCACCGCGCGCGCCGCCGAAGAATATCTCTCTGTAAGGGCAATCAACCAGCGCGCTCTGTGGGCCCTCCTGCGGCGACCACGCAATGCGCCTAAGCTGGATTTGCCCCATGCTGCTTTTGCCACTCTTCTTCGTTCATCGGCTTTGCGTTGACAACGAAGTCAAGCGCTCCAGTGAGGTCCACATCCAGCTTGTCGCCATAGACTTTCGGCCGGAGCTTCCCAGCCATCCATTTGCGGGCGTCTATCTGTAACCGGCGGTGTTCGATCATGTCGCCCTTGGAGACTTCGAGAACTTCGCCATCCTTATTCAGTTTGGTCTTCGTCCCCTCTATCGGCGTGTTCGCAATGTCTAGGATTTCATCAAAGAGAACATCAGCCTGGGCTTCGCGCGCACGCGCGTACTGGTCGCGGAACTCGTCGTGAGATGACAACCACCTAAACACCGTAGCCTTGTGAGGCATGTTATCGCTTGCGCAGATCGAATTAAGGCTTTTGCCCTCTGCCAAGCGTTCACAGATCGCGTCTGCGACTTTCACGCTGTATGATGAAGGTCTTGCCATTCGATATCCTTGACGAAGTTAAACCTGTACGTGCATATTCCGGCGGCCAACCGGCAACGCTACGTTTACTATCGAAGAAGAAGAGACCTATGAAATACTCTTACGACTTTCAGTACCTGCCCAAAGGTGCCGTTCGCCCATCCGATGATGGAGTGGTTGTTCCCGTCCAGACAGACGATGCCGGATTTCTTTTGGCACCAAATGTGGGCGACTATGTTCAGATGATTCAGATGGCAGACACGGAAGGCAACGCTCAGTTTGCTGGTAGAGTCAAATCGAGATTGTTCACCTACATGGGCGCGCAGCATTGCTCCGTTAATATCGTCATTGAAGAGGTTGACGATGCGATTTGGGGTTCACTGATAAAAGAATGACTCACGGCTAGGCGGGACGCTTCCATGTCTCGTCTGGCATCTAAGCAGACATTCATGGCACGGGCTGCGGAGAACTGGCATGTCGGATGAGAAACTTCCTGATTATCCAAATAGTGACAATAGAAGTTTCGGTTATGAAGTCGCTCGTACCACGATTGACGCTGCTGCCTCTGCGATCCCCGGCGGAAGTTATGCGGTCGGTAAACTTGTTGAACGATTCGTCGCCGCTCCGTTGCAGAAGAGGCGCGACGAGTGGTTCGAGAGAGTTGGTGCTGGCCTTCGCGAGCTTGAAGAGCGGTTTGACGGGTTTGACCCCTCTTCGCTTGACGAGAACGAGGATTTCGTTTCCGCGGTATTCGAAGCGACCCAGGCCGCTATGAAGACTTCACGCCACGAGAAATTAGAAGCTCTGCGTAACGGAATACTGAATATCGCTGCAGGCCAAACGGTAGACGAAATATTGCGAGGTACGTTCTTCTCTTATATTGACAGGTTCAGTCCGGCTCACATCAGGGTACTGAAGTTGCTGTCAGACCCGGCCTCCTCCGAAGAGATGCGCGCATTCGCGCAGAACACGTACATGGGGTCTCAGCTAAGCGGATTGCAAAAAGCTATTCCTTCAAGCGAAATAGATTTTGCAGGTCTCAAAAGAATACTGGCAGAATTAGATCGTGAGGGCCTGGCGGATAGTGCCAGCATGCACGCAATGGGAACAAGCCAAGGCTTACTGTCTAAAAGATCAACCAACGACGGCGACGCTTTTCTTCGATTTGTCTCAAACCCTTTCGAGAAATGACCGGACAAGAATCCTCTCCCGATCTTGCTCGGTGGTCAGCCCCTTCGCCAACCTTGCGCGAATGTCTCGTGCCGTGCATTCTTGAGTACTGGCATGGGTAACCTTGAGGGATGGGATGATCTGGGCTTCAGTCGTTTTCGGTGCGCTGTCTGCTGCTTCTTGGCTGCTATCCGCTGTGATTTCGCCAGTAATAACGGCTACCTATTGGGATGGACCACCTGCCCCTCTAGTGAGGCGCATGAAGCTGGGGTCAGGCTTTAACGCAATCGGAGCGCTTTTCGGATCGATTGCTGTCGGCCTTCAGGCGTATTCAACATATCTCACGATGCCCTGACCCGCTCTTGCTCGGTGGTGGTCATGGGGTGGCGTAAATCCTGTGGGCACATACCGGGCAATCCACACTCAGGTAGTCACCGTCGCGCTGATCAGCGGTGAACTTCGCGTCACGGCGCTTGAATTCCACAATGGTCAAGCAGTTTCTGCATGTTGACCGGTAGGTTTTCTCTTCCGGCGCCTGTCCGCGCTTGATGATCTTGATCCCAGACGTGCCGCCGGCAGCATAGAGGTCTTCGCGCTGGTCGTAGACTTTCTCGCTCATCGCTCTCTCCATGTGGGCGGGTGAATGGGGTTAGGCGGCGACGGCCGGCGAACTGTAGTCGAAGAACCAGCCGTTGTAGTCTGCCGTCTCTGGCCCGAATTGCTCTGCCTTGGGCAATTCACCGATCTCGGCCCAATACTGCGGGGTGGCGCCGCAATAGAGCCGCTTGTCACCGTCGCCAGATATCTGCCAATCGCTGATCCATTCGCCCTTGGCATTGTCGGGATCGTAAGACGCCCAACCCTCTTGGGACTTGTAGAAGTTGACAGCCGATGCATCCCATCTGGCTTGTACAATCCCGAAGTCAGCAGTGAGGACGAGAACCCACTGGCCATCCTTGGGCGCATTGTCCATGGTCTGCCAGTTGAGCATCACTCATCCCCTGAAACGTATGCAGCCCCACCTTGTTACGGGCGGGGCTGGTGAAATGGCTAACCGGCCTTATCAATCAAACAGATGAGATAGGTGGCCCGGCAGACCCTCTTTCTCCGTTGCTCCCTCTATTGAGGTAAGCCGAGCGCTTTCGCCTCTCGTGATATCTGCAGGCGACCGCTGGGCCGCTTATAGATGTTCGGTGTCGCAACTTGCTGCTATCCCAGAACAGCACCGAACATCATCGCCCGATTTGCTGCAAGCCGTTGATCCCTCAACTTACCCCGGGTTCTGTGCCAGCTTTCGCTACGAAACACAGACAGGCCGTTCGACTTGCATTCCGTTGCCCTGTTGGGCGAATAGCTGCCGGTATTTTACATAGCCCCGGCAGGCTCTCCTCTTTCGAGCTTCAGTGACGTAATATCCCGGGAGCGCCAGTGCATCGCGCGACCTCAGATCAATGAAGACGTCAGTCAAGCCATATGAAGGCGGCGCTCCCGACCTTAGCAGTCAAACAAGAGATGGGAGTCCCTCGAGGTGACCATTTTCCCCTTGTCTGAAATAGAGAATTTCTCCACCAGAAACCGCGACCTTGAGCCGTATGCCGAGGCTTCGAAAAACTTCCCGCTCATTATATGGAAGAATAGAACAAAGCGCCCGTCCTACATCAGTCAAAATGTACACTGGCACGGCCGGCCTACCATCATGGTTCGTAAGGGGACTATTGCCATTTCCAAAAGAAATCGAATTGCTTTTCATGATCCCTATTCCAATGGAATCACCACTAAGATACCAGAAGGGTTCGCCGGTGCTCAAAAAAGCCTCAGTAAAGACGCTGAGATGTCCGGCAATTCCTGGATCGGCAATCAGCCCAGCGCTTATTAATGAAATTTTTTCGTGGAAAGCGAGGGTTCCGGCAATCGAAATCGCAATAGCGTTCCTATTAATTCTGGAAGCCGATAAACGCTCAAAAATTGCTGCAGTAGGAGCGTCAAGCTCATCAGTTGCACGCAAAACTTTTGCGCTGAACGTACCAGGTTTGCGTATCTCTGCCGAAAGAACTCGACCCCAGCGTTGACGAAGCTCATCAGAGGAAGCATCTTCGGCATAGCGCTCAAATGCGTCCATAAATTCTTCATCTATCGTCGAAGGCCCGTTTGAAGCCTGCTGTTCTGAAGGCGGGCTTGTCCGGAGATCCTCAAGCGCTTCCGCGACTACCGCATCCTTGTTGATTTGTTGTCGACCAATTTTTTTGAAATGGCCTTCAAACGCCCTTTTAGCGAACTCGTCATCCAGGTTCATTCGGTCCAAGCCATATCTAACCGCGGCATCAATTAGCTGTCGTTCACCTTCGTTCTTTGCCCTACGTCTTTGAGCAACCCCTTCCAACCAAGCGCTGCCGAGATCGACTGCGCCCCCAAGGAGCCGATCCATTGAGGATACAGCTCTACTTTTTGCGGAAGCCTTGACACCAGTTTCGGTAAGCTCCGCTGATATGGAAGTTTCGCTATCAAGATGATCTTCACTCATGCCCTTCCCCTTCGAGGAGTACATGATCATCGATCAAATGATTCCGAGCAACCTGTGTGACAGAGCTATATTGCTTTAGCTTTAAATCGCTGTGAATAGCCCCGGCTCTTCAGCCGCTACGCAGCGGGTATTTCTTCGGAGGCTGTCCACGAACGCAAACCCGATCTTATTGATTTGCCCTCGTGTTTTGCCTCTTCGTGGGCCACCTGTAAACCGGCCTCAAAGGGCCAGATTGTTCCGCTCTGGCGAACGCCATCCTCAATTATTTGCAACGACCGAACAATCCACCGCTGCACTGTTCGTTTAACCCACGCCTTTTTTTGCGGGTTTCGACGGTTCCGATTGGTGAGATACCGGCTCCAGTCCCATCCGCGGGCCTTCACCTCGGCATATGCAAGCAAAACCTGGCGGGCTTCTTCATCCCAGATGAAGCGCCTGATCCAGTCAAATGCTTCTTCCATCCGAGATATCCGTTCCCTTGAACACTTGGCACGGCGTTCGGTTCTGCGGCGCTCAGCTGCAACCATATCTTTCTTCCACCGGCCGCCGTCTGCGATGTCTTCACGTTCACGGGCGAAGTTTTCCGCCGGCGTGTGGATGTAATCCGGCATGGATGATCCGAAGGACTGCGGCCCGACGCGCACCGGTAAGGCGATATCGGTTTCGAACGCTTCAATCAGTCGCTCGAGAATGCTGTTTTGCGCTTCGGTCACGGATGCGTTTTTGCTCATGCAATAGGTTCCTTTTGCAGAATGGCCCGCGCCAACTCGATACCGATCGCGGCGGTTTGTTTCGATAGGGCTCCACCGACTCCCACAGAGAGACGTAGAGCGGCTTGCTTGATCTGTGCGACGTCGACAGCGGAAAACGCGCCAATCGCTTCCCTCGCATCACTGTGGGGGAAATGGACGGCAAGGAAGCGCCAGACCGACCAGAGATATATGTCATCGAAGCAAACAGGGTTGCTCGCCTGAATGCAGCGAACGGCCGTACCGGTCCTGTCGATATCCTTCCGCATCAGACGCGCGACTTCCCGGCCGCCGTAAACCACATTGGCCGGTCGTGGGTCACGCTTCAGATGATACGGCAGCACCTTGACGCCGTAGCCTTCAAGGAAGCGATGAACATTGATGCCGTTTGGTGATCGGTTCAAATCTCACCCCGCGCGGCCTTCTCGGCCAGATACTGCGCCGGATCGATCTTGCGAACCTCAGAGGCGGCGCCGAACGTTCCCAGCTTGTGATCTCGATACGTACGCTTCGCCACCGGATCGAATTTCGCAGCGGCAACGGTCCGCACCCAGCCGACTGCCTTTGCGGCGTTGACCTTCATCTGGTGTTCCTGCTTCGGCGTCATCTCGCCGTGCTGCTGCTCGGCCTGGCGCTTCTCCCGACGGCGCTGCTTCTTCGATTTCTTCTCTGGCTTGCCCCAGAGGACCTTCTTGTTGCTGCGGCGCTTGTCCGGGCGGTTGGCGTCGTCGTTATCTATCCGGTCAAGTGCCTTCCACGCCGCGGCATTGGTTTCAAATGGGCCTTCCACCAGCTTGCCGGCGGCGTTGACGATTTCGAACTGGCCATCGTTGTTTCGGGTGATGCTGAGGATCTGGGTCATCGTCCGGCCCTCCATTTACGGGTAACCAGCTGCAGCTTGATCTTGATGATTTCGAGCAGGATCATTTCGCCCTCCCAAAAATGTGCGGCAGGAGCTTGTGAATTTTCTTGACGGCCTTTTCGTCCTCGCGCGCCGCGTACTTCTCAATCCGCCGATACATCTCTTTTTCGATACGTCCGGATGTTTCGACGCCGATCGCGAAGAACTTGTCGCGCAATGCGATCATTTCCTCCCGGGTGGCTCCGGCCGCGATAACGAGGGAGCGATGTTGCCGAGACTTTAGGTACGAACGACCGGCCGTGGCCGGCTCTTCGAAGGTGTATGTCTTTGGCATGACATCCTTGACATTGAGGATATGGAAGATCTCGGCCTTACGGTGACGGTCCCATCCGCCGCCACGAGATGAAAAGCGTTCGAGATGCTCCTGAAAGTCCCGGTTATAGGGCCCATAGTGCTCGTCAAAGGCCAGAACCCACTGGCCCGGTTCGATAGGTACGAGGCTGCTCATGCGATGAGTTCTCCATAAACCCGGCACTTGAAGCCGGTGCGATTTTCATCTGGGGCGAATTTGAAGAAGGACACGATGGCCCAGTCGTTAGCGGGCCAAGGGCAGATAAGAACGGCATTCTCGCCCATCAGATCGCCAAGCGTCTGGTCATAGGCGGCTCGTTTATGGCGCCAGCGCTTGGGGCGGGGATCAAGCGCCAAGCCGTAAGCCAGGCCGTTCGACTCACCGAAGCCGGTGAACACGAAGCGACGGCCATCAGAATCCAGGTAATTGCAGATCGGGCGCAGGATCATGCTGCACCTCTGGGATTGTGATGTTGGAGGGCATTCACACGGTCAATCTGCGCGAACACAGCTGCGGAAAAGCTTTTCACTTCCCGGTCGATGTCGGCATGCGCCATTCCCTGGACCTGGAGGCGAGCATAAAGCCGCCGGCAGGTCATTTGCCAAAAACGTTCGGCAGCTGCGCCCTGTCTGATCATGAGAATGCGGGCCGTCTCCCTGATGAACAGGACTTCGTGATCAACTGGGAAAGGAATGATTTTCGCGGTTTGAGCCGTTTCCATCAAGCCGCCCTCCCATTTCTGGAACCGTCGCCATTCCCATGGGGCCCTGCCCCTTGGAACCCCGCTGGGGGATGATCCCCCAGACCCACCATCAACCCCGCTGCGCGAGCTTGATGCATGTTGATCGTGGCTTCTGTCGGCGGCGGATTTTTTTCTTTTGAAATGGGTGGTCCAGACGTTGAGACAGGTGTGTCGCCATTCCTGAATACTTCTACTCGCGACGGACCTGTCTCACGCTGGCGATACCACGTCGCACGGGACACGCCGGCCGCTATCCAAGGCTTGAGATTTTCAGCAGATGATGCCTCGTAGGAACCGCGAGGAACTGTGCCTTTCGACTGTCGATTTTGTTGCTGCCGGATTCGATCGCGCTCTTGCTTGATCCGCTTGCTGATCGCCTTTCTCTCTTCTTCCGACACGTCACATGCGCCGATCGTCTTCAGGCCAAGCTCATCACGCTCTTTCATCGTGACGTGCAGCATCTTGGCGACCGATTCCGCGCCGAGCATGTATTTTCGCCCGCGAGAGATCCAGACGATTTCAAGGATGTCTTCGTCAGAAATCCACGGCGCCCATGTTTTGCACCAATCAACTACAGATTGGGATCGTGGAGTGGTGGCGACGGCGTGGATATATGCCAGGCACAGTTCCTTGTCGTCGGTGCCTTCGGGATCAGGAATGCCACGGCTATGCCTATGGCGGATAATTGCCTCAATCTCGCGCAGCCGCATCATTTCCAATGAGAACGTCCATTGAAAGCGAGGATCGCGCTTCCGGTTGGGTTGCTCCTTCATGATGACTTTGCCGAACAGCACCTGCCGTGAACCGTCGCGCGCTTTGCGGTAGGTTGCCTTCATCCGAAAGCCCTCCGCACCATCTTCATGTTACGGGCTTCCTCGACGGCTTCACGAGCATGAGGCATGGAAAGGCTAAACCGTGTCGCCAACTCCTGGGCGGGTTCCGGTGGCCATGTGGATAGGTTTGAAAGCCAGATAGCGGCGGTGGTAATCATCGCGGCACCTGCGGCATCTGGCTTGACTGGTACAGATCAGGGCGAAGGTCAGACTTGGAAATCGTCCCATTCGTGATCCGGTCAATGCCGGCAGCTATCTCGGCTGATACGCGACCTTTACGTTTCGCGGACCAGATTGCGTTTTGAGATTTGCCGATCATGGTTCCGAGCTTTGCTTCGGAGCCTGCGAAGGCAATCGCTCTCTCAATGAGCATCGTCACGTGCTTTGGGTTTGTCTTGTGTGTCATCGCAACTCATTTCTACTCATTAATGAGTTGCCAATCAACACATATTTAACTTGCGTCCTCTAAATGACCCGCAATAGTGTTGCGTTCAGAGGTGCATTGCATGAGTGACGAAGCAAAAGACGGCGCAGAAAAACAAAGAGCACTCGCGAGAGGCGGAGAGATAAGACGCGCCCGAGAAGCGAAAAACATGAGCCAGGCCGACTTGGCTGTGGCGACGGGCGTTTCTCAACAAACCATAGACAGGATTGAGCGTGGCGCGGTGCTTCACTCGCGTTCATATCCAGTCCTTCGGCAGTATCTGCAGTTAGATATTCTCGGCTACGACACGTGGCCCTACGAGGAAGGCGAGAACCCCGGCTATCGGAAAAGTTCGTTAACTCAGTCTCTTAGGGAGGGCGCTGCTGTAGAGAAGGTGTTTACAGGGATGATACCAGTCATCTCCAACCGAGGCGGCACTATCCATCTGGCAGACGCTATACCGAAAGTATTCCCGTTCGAATTCGCTGACGGCGTGACTGCGTTTCTCGTTACCGATAGCGAGATGGAGCCGGTTTTGAAGGTAGGAGATATCGTCGTTGTTAATCCGCATATACCTCCTCGAATTGGCGATGAGGTTGCGTATGCGAGGGACAGTATTGCTTACATCAGGACGTTCGTTGCAGAGCATGATGACCACTGGCTTGTAAAAAGTTGGAACCCTGAAACCGAGACGAAAGTCCTTAAGGGCCAATCGCTTAAAGACCTTGATGTCATAGTCGCAAAATATAATCGCAATCGGTAACTCATTTTGTGTGTTGACGTTTAACACACTAATGAGTTAATTGTTCGTTCATCAACTCGATGGAGCGAACATGCATACCGTAGAAATCCATGGGAATGCACTTCCGGTAACCGCCTTCAACGGCGTGCGCGTGCTGACGACCGAACGCCTGGCTAAGGTGTTCGGCGCGTCCACAACTCAGGTCATCAATAATTACGACCGTAACGTCGACCGCTTCGAAGAGGGAAAACACTTCTTCAAGGTCGACGGCGACGATCTGCGCGACCTGAAGAACAGCATCTCTTTTAGGGATGCTGTTGGTAAAAACGCGAAAAGCCTCATGCTCTGGACTGACCGCGGCGCATCCCGCCACGCCAAGATCCTCGATACTGATATGGCGTGGGACGTTTACGGCGAGCTCGAGGAAGCCTACTTCGCGAACCGTGCCGATCGTCGCCCAATGACGATGGCAGAGATGGCCCTGCAGAATGCGCAGGCACTAGTTGACATGGAACGTCGGCAGGCTGAAAACGACGCCAAGCTTGATGCTGTGGTTTCCGAGATTGCCGAGATCAAGCAGGCCCACGCGATCCTCGATCGCATGCCGACCGACTGCGAAGGCATAGAACGCATCCGGAAGCGGATGAACAAGGAATACAGCCTGTCCGTCCCAGTGGTCGACAAGATCATGCGCGACAGCCCTTTCGCTCCGACGGTTCGCGTTCTTGTCCGCAACCAACACGCCGAAGGTGCGCACAATTCTGGCTTCGCAATCAAGGAAGTCTCGGCAATCTTCAAGCGCTTTGTGAGCGAATGCCGGCACTCGGCTGGCGCGCTCCATACTCACCCCTACATCGACGGCCGGTTCAAGCTGATCCTGCCAAAACGCGAATGATGCCCTGCTGATTTTTCAGCGTCCCCAATTCACCTGACAATTTGGAGATACCATTATGCCGAACACGATTCCGGCCGCCGGCGAAGCTATGCCCGTTGAAGTGCAATCCCCGAAAATGCGGATCGATGCCCTTCTCGAAGAAGCAGCGAAAATAATCCGGGATACTCCCGATCTGATGATAGACCACGTAACCGCTAACAAGCACGGCGTTTACACCAGTTTGACGATTCCCGGTACCGAGGAACATCCGTGGACCAAAGCGCGCCGGTTGATGAAGGAGCTTTCGGCCACGCTGGACGATTGCGACGATGCAACGTGGTTTGCCCACGTCATGCCCCCGCGACCGCCAGTATTCAACGCCTTCGGTGCCTATCCCATGGGGCAGAAGCCGGATGAACTGCCGATTGATCACATCGAGCGCCTGTCATGGGAACTTTCCGAGGCTCTAAATGGCTACCAGCACGGCCAGTTTCAGGCCGTGGTTCTTCCGTCCGCATCCGCTGGCCATACGGTCATGCTCACCAAGATTGGCGTGTTCGATCTGAGGGCCAAAGCATGAAGACCGCGCCAACCCTTCACCCCTCGATCGTTAAGGCCAGCCTTGCAGCCAAGGCGGCGGAAATGGAAGTCCAGGCAGCCGCGGAATATCTCGCGGATGCAATGGCCCGCATTCACGGCGGAAAGTGGAAAATAGACATTGCCCACGAACATCACTTCGTCATGATCTTTAACCGCGCCCGCGACAACGACCCGATTAAACCGAAGGAAGGGGGCGTAGTATGACGACCCGTAACGGAATCCCCGAGCAATTCCTTCGCCCCGAGCAGGATTGGCTAAACGAACTGGATATGACGGCGTTCGAAGGCCGTCAGTTCAACGCGGTTTACGATGCTCTGTCGCTTGCGATAACCGGAATTTCCGGCGTCATGAACCAGCCCAGAAGCAAATCTGACAGAGGTCTCAACCCCGCAGGCAAGTACCTCAGCACGATGTTCGAGTTCATGCACTCCGAGCGGACGAGGCTGATCGAGACGCTGAACCACAAGAAGCCCAACGAAGATGACGAGGCACATATCCGCATGTGCATACTCGTTCAGTACGAGGCGGAATGCGAAGACATGAAGGCAAGCGAGCTGGCGGCCTTCGTCAAGTCGTTCGACACAAGTACCCCTGTGGATAATGGGAATAACGGGGAGAACGACGGATGAGCGTCTTGCCGGAATGGACAAAGGCAATGCTTCCAGTCGGGATGGATGACGCCGCAACGCTGTTGGGCGTCTCCCGTCGCTTCCTTACCAATCTCGTCAAGACCCATCGGCACTATGAGAAGCGCGGGGCAAAGAAGGTTTTTTACCCCGAGCACATCGTTTTGCTGCGGGAAAGCTTGAAGGAGAAATCCCCGTGTCGAACCTCGAACTCAAACAGCGCAACGGGGTCTGGTACGCGTCTGGCACAATCGCCGGCCAGCGCATACGAGAAAGCCTTGGAACTCGCGACAAGAAAGTCGCAGAAGAACTCCGGGCGCAATACGAAGCGCGCGTCTGGAAACGTCATACCTATGGCGAGGAAGCCGTAAGGCTGTTTGAAGAAGCGGCGACGAGCTACATGCGGCAGGGCGGCGAGGCCCGGTTCCTGCCGCCGATCATCAAATACTTCAAGGGGAGGGCGGTCGGCACCATCAAGCCGGCCGAACTGCGTTCTATGGCGCTGACGGTTTTCCCGACTGCGGCACCGGCCACCCGGAACCGCCAGGCTATCGTTCCCGCGCGCGCCGTGATGAACCATGCCCATGATCTGGGGTGGTGCGGCGCTATCAAGGTGAAGATGTTCGAAACGCCGAAGTCGAACAAGCATCAGCCGGTTGACCGGAAGTGGCTGGATGCCTTCCTTGCGCAATCCGACAAGGACAAGCTGTGGCATCTTTCGGCGCTAGTGCTGTTCATGAACCAGACGGCGGCCCGCGTGTCGGAAGCCGTGAACCTCATGGGCGAACACGTCGACCTGTCGGAACGAGTGGCCGTTCTGGCCAAAACGAAGACGGAAGAATGGTCGGTGCGGCACCTGACGGCCGAACTCGTTTCAAGAATGGCGGGGCTGGATATCCAGAAGGGGGAGCACGTTTTCAGCTATACGGACCCGAAGTCCGTAAACAAGCGCATCGCAGCGGTTTGCGATCGGGCGAAGATCGAGAAGAGAACGACCCATTCCGCTGGGCGGCATTCGTTTGGCACGAACGCCATGAAGCTGCCAGACGCGGATATCAAGATGGCGATGGACGCCGGCGGCTGGAAGTCTGCAAAGCTATTTTTGGAAACCTATGTGCACAGCAAGAACGCTGGCAAAACGCTTGCGGAAAAGCTCGACAAGCAAAATGGGCTCATTGGCACAGATTTGGCACAGCCCAAAGAGAAGAAGGCATATCGTTTTGGAAAGAAAGGGTAAATTCCGGTTTGCCCGTTTGCCTTGGTAAGGGAGAGGCCGAGAGTTCAAATCTCTCTAGCAGCACCATTTTCCCCAATAAAATCAGAAGTTTACACAACGTGCCGGTGGGTCTTGTGCACGATGTCGGCTTGCTTTTTCGCGCATTCTGCACTGGTCTCGGTAAATGTGAAAACCGCGCCTCTTGCGAAGCGCGGTTTCCATTTCCGAATATTCTGTTGCTGCCAGAGCGGGACGAA